ATAAATGGATTTGTGTCTCACAAGAGTCAATTACCTTTTCAATCCATTTTGTTACATCTCCGTAGTGTGTACTTCTTTTTTCCATTTTTATAATTTTTTTAATATTAAACAACCCTCTTCATCCAATTTTGGTATACCTGTAGTAATACAATCACCTTTTTTATTTACACCATCACAATTCTTATCTAAACATTCTTCAACTATGTCAACATCCCATTCAGTTTGTTTTCTACTACCTCTATACAAATGGTCATCCCATCCTTCTCCATTCACTTCCAATACATATTCTTGAAGAGGGCTATCTTGTTCAATTGCTTGACAGTTTTTAAGTGATAGTTTATACCACTCATAATCTTCCGCAAGTTCTTTATTCACAATAGCGTATGGATCATCAATATCCCCATTCAAAGATAGAATATAACCAGATTCCATTTTATGTAATTTTCCTTTCATATCACAAATATAATAAAACGTATTTAAAAAAACAAATCCCCACTCTGTTAAAGTGAGGATTTAATTTTACTAAGAGACTATTGTTTAATATTTAAGAATGTTCCAGAACTACCTGCCACGGTTGTTGGTAATTTACCATCCCAAGCGGATGCCTTAACGAACTCAACATATAATGGTGTCAATTCTTTTTGTTTAATTTTCATTGATAGTGCCGCAGCATTTGCATTAATGATAGTTTTTGCAGAATCACCTCTTGCGATTGCAATCTTCTCTAACGCCTCAGCCTGTGCTACTAATGTTCTTTGTTGTGCAGCTTGAGCTTCCTGTACCGCCTGTGTCTTACCTTCAATCGCCTTTTGAAGTGATGCTGGTGGAACTATGTTTGTGCGTAACTGAGACACTGTGAACCATTTAGAAACTCTTTTATTACATTCTACAATGATTGCAGCCTCAAACTCTTCTCGTTTATTAAAGATTGCGTCCACTTCCCAACGGTTTGCAACATCATTTACAGATGATACGATTGCGTTTTTTAACCACCCTTGTTGTATTTCTGTAATATCTAAACGTAAGTTCACAAACATATCCCCAATCGCATCCTCACGTAATGAGTAGTTAAAACTTGGTTTGATTGTTGCAGAGAAACCACCTTTTGTAATCACTTGTTGAGCGTCATACTCAATGTGTTGTTGGAATAAAGGAAATTCTTTTACTTGTTCTGTCCAATCATTATAAACCACCCAACCTGTTTTGTATTGGTATTTTGCCACACCACGTTCAGAACCTGTTAAATTAACTTTAAGTCCTTTGTTACCCGCATCAATTCGTTCCAATGCAAATGGTTGTACTAAAGACACTATAATACCAAGTACAAAAATCACTACTGGTTTAATCAACCACGACGTGTTGAAATGTTCACGGGAATCTCCCCATCTGTCTTGTCCTGTGACATACATATTACCTCTTGTTGATAATCCTACAAAAATTGCAGATATCAAACACACCATAAAAATTACCGTACTAATCATTTTTTTCTTCTTTTTTAAAATTTGTTAATTGTTTTATTGTTTCGCTCCCTACTAAAAATAAAAGTCCAAACATACCGACAAAACCTAATAGTTGTATGAACCCGTTTACTTCTCTACTTACGACATACTCGCCGTAGAATGATGCTACGACTATCAGTCCTAGCCACATCAAAAATACTTTAAAATACTTCATTTCATTTTTTTACTTTTTTATTATTATTCCACAAATATACAATTTTCTAATTCATAAACGTGGTTTCCTCTTGTTGATCTTACATATAAATCAATAATATGTCCATAAATTTCAAACTTTTTAGGTTCTTCACCTTCTTTAAGGGGTCTTAATGATTCTGTCCAATTAGTATGAATACCAAAATTTGATTCGATATTTTTAACCTTATCTGTCCAATCTGATAACCCATATTTACTTTTATATCTGAACTCTTTACCTATAAGTGATGATAAATTAAAACAATAGTTCTCATCATCTTTATTATCGGGTGACAATGGATTTTTTTCTCCCGTTAGTTCTTCATAATACGGATTTAATTCCCCCGTTTGTGGATCATGTGTTGGTATTTTATTTTCCATTTTTTACAATTGCTTTTGTTAATTGGTTAATTAATCCCTGAACTTCACCAAAATCATAAAACCTAACCAAAGGATCAGTATTGAAAAACTCAACGTACCAATTATCGTCTTTAATCTCCTCATTTGTTGGTGTGATGAATGTTAGTCCGTCAGCAATGTCTAAGACATAATAATAAGATTCATCTTCATCGTGTTCTTTAATTTCTTCACTTTTGAGTCCCAAAAGTATTAATTCTCTTTCTGTCATATTACTTAGTTTCTACAATGTTATATGTTCCCTCAACCATACCCCAAGAAGATTCTTCGTGGAATTGATATGTTTCAGCAACATCAGTTGAATTCATTGGACGAGTTAAATACCAAACTTCTGTCTCTTTCCAAGTAACGTTAACCAATTTACGTCCTTTAGGAAGATTGATGGTTCCTTTACCACCCCAATTCTTTACTCTGTTGTTTTCTGTACAAGATGTTACCATAACACCTAACATAATTGCTAAAATTACTTTTTTCATATATTATTTATTTAAAGATTTATCAATTAAAACATAAGGTGGTTTAATTCTAACTTCAGAACCATCACTATTAAAGTAGTATACGGTATCACCATCAAAACCAATTGTATCTGTATACCAAATAGCTGGATGATGTCCTTTATTTGTCATAACGGTACCTTTTATTTTATACCTATAATCGTTTCTTCCACAGGAAAATACAAGTAATACTATAAGAATACTAATTAACTTCTTCATCTTCCACTAATTTAACTAGATTAATAGACGTTACACCAACAACTCCATTTGGTAGTGTGTAATTCACTTTTTTACCACCTAAAAAGTGATAGTCATCTTTTATGGTTGCATCAACGGTTTTCCCGTCAATTTTAATTTTAATTTTGTTGTTTTTCATATTCCATTATTTTATCTGTAAACATATTATTTTCAGGATCATGTTTCCCTAAGTTATATGTTGTAAATGTACCATTTTCAAAGGACACTCTCAACATTAGATAACCTAATTCGGAAACATAAATTTTATCTATCTCACCTAACCCTTTAGGTGTTTGCATCATTACCATTTTTGTCATTTAAAACTTTTTCTAAAATTGTGTTTAATGTATTGTTGATTTGTGATTTAATATCGTTTTCATATTCCAACCTGATTTGCTCTACTTTACCATCAAACTGTTTTTTAAGTTTAGTAATATCTCTTTCACTAAGTTTAATAATATAATGATATACGTGATTTGTGATTTCAACCCTATTTTCAACCATTACAACAAAGATATCTAACTCCTTGTTGATGATATACCTTTTTTCAGAAAGTGGTGCGATTGTATATTTAGAACCATTATGGTTGATTAGTTTTCTGCAAATAGCAGTACAGGTTTTTTCATAACCCATTATATCTTCAGGAGCTTTGAACCATTTGGTTCCTCGTTCCCATAAATAAAATCTTAATTTTAACTTTTTGACTTTTCGTCTTAACCATTTAGCGAATTCCATAAATTTAATCTTTTAATTAAATTTATGTATTTTTTATTGATTAGACAAATGTTATTTGAATTTTTTGACTCTTTCTTTTGATTTCATTTTGTTTGCGTAGTCCATCCAAACATTTTTAACCTGAAACCATTCCTTTTTTGGGTTGTCAAACTTACTCTTATTTTCTTCAAACCATTCGTCCATAGCATCACTTAACGATATTTTTTTGGTTTTAGATCTTTTAATTAGTCCTCTAACATATGCTGGGATTTCTTCTTGTGATAATAAGTAATCTAAATTATTATCTTCAACCTCCTCATAAGGAACAGACATATCCTCAAAGTTTTGTTGTTCAATATGTTCTAATTCGTGTTCAACGGTTTCTTTTATTTCTGCAACAAGATCATTCATATGTTTTGGAAAGTCTTGTGGTCTATAAGTAATTTCAATTTCTAGTTCTTGTATGTCAGCACTTGCACTAACAGAGAATGGGTGGTTGAAGTCCTCATCTTCAATAAAGTAACATTTTAAATCAAAATTAGCGTAATCATCACCTCTTTCAAATTGTATACCTTCCAATTCAAAATCTTCATTTTTTTTAAATTGGTTAATTATCAATCTTGATAACAATAATGATATCTTTTCTGATTTTCTTTCGGCAATTAGTTTTTGACTAACTCTTTTTACTATATTTTCTATTATGTAGTTTTTTTCCATATAAATAAATATCTATTAAAAAAAAAGTATTATATTTGAAGTTAAACAAAACAGTTATGAGAAATTTAATTTATTTAATTATCGTTTTTTTATCGTTTAATTCTTTATCTCAAAGAATCACTATTGAAAATTTTAATTCATCTGAATTAAATCGAGTACTATTAAATGAAATCAATTCTTACCGTAAAAATAAAGGGTTAGATACTTTGGTTTACTCCCAAGTTGTTTTTGATAGTCTTTCTTTTCCTAACTGCGTTGAGGTTTCTAATAGTGGATTATTTTACCATCCGGTAATTACGGAAAAGTGGAAACATTCTATATTAAGAGAAATGATTGTTTCTGAATCTATAGATAAGGTTGGCGGTACAGTTGATAGACATTCTTCAGGGCTTCCTTGGTTGGACACTTATGAGAATGCTCTTAGAAGTTATAATAATTTTACGTCTTACGAACAGATTGCTAAATTTGCAATTAGTTCTTGGGAAACTTCCCCTTCACATAATAGAGTACAGAATTTAGATTTTGACTCAGGAGATTTACCTGGTTTGTTTTCGTGTCATTCAAGTTACGGTAAGAATGGTTACGTTTACATTTACATAAACTTTGTTAGAGTTCACAGAAATTAATTATTGTTCCAAATGTGTCATAAGAACGCCACCCAAAGATGTCGCATGAACTTGTAAGTGGTTAATTGATTCCATGTCTAATTTTTTCTTACGTTTTGTGTAATCCAACCCTAAAGTTCCAATGAACCTGTCATCAATTGTTTTAATTGCAAATAAATAACCTGATTTACATCCCGTATCTTCAGCAATATATTTTAACCCGAATGTTGCAATTGTAGAATCTTTAAAATCCGCAATCTCAATAATGTTATTACTTAATAACTCGTTAATTGATTTTGAAAATAAATTAACAGGGATGTTATGAAAATTGGTTTGTACTGATGCTACACCAGGATGAACCGTTTCATACATTATCGAAAACTTTGCCATTGATTTACCTGTTGGGTAGAAATTACCACCATTGTGGAATTGTGTTATCCAAACACGATCTGCATCAAATTCATCCTTTATATGTTCAATTTTAGATGTTATCAACTCGCTCACACGAAGAGTTTCTCTAACCATATCTGGTTTCTCTTTTTTCTTCTCTAATTTACTTTTTATGTAAACTAATATAATCGGTCCTAACACACCTGTTATAAACGCAATAATAATTCCACTCATATTTTCAAACATATTAATAAATAGTGTTTAAATTAAAAAAATTATTAAGTATTTATAATTATGAGAAATTTAATCCGAGAATGCCTAATTGAAGAATTTAGACCTGATCTAATAAAAGAATGTACAATCGCCGCAGTAAGACTGGATGATGGTGTTGTTTTAGCAAAAAATAGGGATCGAGGATATAAAGCAAATGTGGAAGTTGTACACGAATTAATAGATGATGTTGAGGTTCTTTATTGGAGAGATGTTGATACAGATTGGAGTGAAGGGATGAATGAATATGGGATTGGTATCGTTAATTCAAGTCTTATGGTTTCTCAGGACGAAAAAGAAGGTAAAGAAGTAGAAAAGACCAGGAAAGATAAAACTACAAAAAAAAGACCATCATACGATGGTAATAAAATTAGAAAGGCTTTAACTTATAAAACATTACCTAAAGTAATTAAATCAATTGTTGGTTATTCAGGTGAGGATAAAAAAGATGTTGGTTTAAAAGGGGAAACATTTGTTTCAGATTCAAATAACATATATGTTGTTGAGATGACATCAAAACATTCACCAATTATAAAAAAATTAAATAAAGAACAAAAAGTTCTTGTTAGAACAAACCACGGAGTTTACCACAAAGAAGCGGGATACACAAAAGGAGAAAAGAAAAAATCATCTCACACAAGATTAAATTTAGCAAAAAAACATTTAAAAAATGCTAAAACACCTATGGATGTAATTAATAAATTAAAAGAAAAATATAAAGAGGATCCGTTTTTAAATCCATATAGAACTGATAATATGTACCATATGCAAACTACAGGTCAAATTATGATGGATCTAGACAAAAAAGAAATTGTTATCAGAATGGATAATGAAATGGGTAACTTTGTGGGGATCAAAAATAAATTACCTAAAGATTACACACCAAAATTAAAAGTGAGAATTGATAAAGAAAAAACTCATAATAAAGGTAAAAAATTACCAACATAAAAAACCCACCTTGTGAGTGGGTTTCATTTATATTACGATAAATTTAAGCTTTGTTTTTCGCCACAATAGACCAAATAGCCCCTGTTAATGTCATTGCTCCACCAACAATCTCAGTAATTGTCGCTTCATCCACAAGTCCTTTCATTACAACGATACCACCAACAAACGTTAATGCGTGTCGGATAATACCCATAATTTGTTCTTTAGATAATTTCATAATTTAAATTTTAAAAGTTTATTTAATAATAAATATTACTTAAGTAGGTTATAATACTCTTTAAAGTGTTTAATTCTATCTGCAAGTCCTATTGTACCCCCATTTACTCTCTTTGTTACTGCAGTTACCGTAGTGTCATCAGATCCCTTATCACAGATACTCCAAAGTTTGTTTGAGTCAAAGAAAAATGCGGCAGAAGCCAACGGATATTTAGTCGCAACCAAGTCAGGATTTGCAACACAATCTTCACCAATAAATTTTGTAAAACTTGTGTAGTTACCTTTACCTGTTAATTGGATGTACCCTCTACCTCTAAATTTATACCCTTCTTTTGATGCCTCGTCTCCGTTATTCATACGGTTAGCATAAACTCTTGATGCAATCTTTTCAGGTTGTTTTGCGTATGATTCAGCCAAGTTACCAGGAAAGTATTTACCAAACGTTTTTTTTAATCCATCAGCAGAATAATTTAAATTTTCTGATACCGCTTTAAATCCTCCTGACTCATGTCCACATTGTGATAAAAAGTGAGCAAGTCTAAGATTTGTTGTAATGTTAAATTTCTTTGCGGTTTCCGATATTTGTGTAATAACAACATCAGGAATATGTCCTTTTAGTTTTTCAATATTCAATCCTGTTACCGGTGTGATTACAACATCTTCTTTAACCACCTGAGTTGTCCCGAACATTTTAGACCAAGTACCGTCACCAACAATACCATCAGCGGTTAATCCGTTTTTAGTTTGCCATTCTTTTACTACCGTTTCAGTTTTAGGTCCAAAAGAACCATCAACAGTTAATCCTAATTTCTCTTGAAGTTTTTTTACATCGTCTCCTTTCGATCCTACTTTTAATAACATAGTTTTTATTTTATTGTTTATTTTCTGTTGCGTATTTAATACCCATAATAGTTCCCACTATTGAGAATGCGTTTGTTAGAAGTATACCAAATATGTTTGACCAAGCAGCCCCTATAACTTGAGTGTCTTTACCTATTACAAGTGTAAAGACATATACTCCTGTGGTAACAATACCAACACCAATAATGATGTATAGAGCAACTCTAACAATTGTTGATATCAGTTCTGTTTGGTTTTTCTTTTGGAGTATGTCCAAGTCATTTAATGCGTTTGTCTTAGATTCTTCAGCCCTTATTCTTGCACTTTCAGATTTAATCATCTCCTTTTGTAGTTCTTGTTGAATCTTTTCGTTCTCTTCTCTCCAATCAATTAACTCACCATTCTGTTTTTCTATTTGTGTCTTTTGTTCTTCAGCCTCTTTTAGTGTTGATTGAATATCTTCCATCATTTTTTGATTCTGTTCGTTTAACGTTACAAGTTCTTCATTTTGTTTTTGTATTTTTTTTGTCATCTCAAGACGTTTTCTTCTTTTGTCCCCGTCTTTTGTTTCACAATCCTTTAAATACTTTTTAAAGTCCTCATCATTTTCAGTATCAATAAGTTTAGTAATATTACCTTCAAGACCTATACCTTTTTTAAGGTATAAGTCCATCAATGTTTTTTTAGTGTTACTATCTATTTTTATCATTTGTAAACTTTAAATGGTAATGTTCGATTTTTGTAACCGTCATAATCTTTTCTAAACTCTTCTAAACGTGGTTCAATGTCATCTGATTTGATAATCCAAAATTGAGCTCCTGCCTGAACAGCCTTTGCTTGTTCTTCTGGTTCATTACTTGATGATATAATCCCAATAACTACGTGATTACCGTACTCAAAATTAATTTTTCTAATTAACTCAATACCATCAAAAGAACTACCAATGATGTTTAAATCAACAAACACACATTCAGGTTTATTATTATCGTCCCCACTTTTGAACCATTTTTCAAATTTCTTTGCCGCTTCGTCAGAGCTATTTAACGCATTTAAAGACAAACTTATGTCCAATAAAGAACACGCATCTTCAAATACTAAGTGGAATAAATCCTCATCATCAACTAATAATATTGAATCAATCATTTTTGTTTTTTGTTTTTATTTGTTTATTTTAATTTTAATTTTTGTTCCTGTTTCTAGTTTTTCAAACTCCATATTAAATCCGTGTTCTTCTAATATTGTTTTAGTGATTCCTAACCCTAAACCACTTTCAGAATCCGCATCTTTTTTTATTTTTCCACCAGTAACATTTTCAAATTCTTTTTGTGTAAAACCAATACCATTATCCTCAACAATCAAATCATTGTTTTCCATATAAATTTTAACAATTTTAGTATCACTATTATTATATCTTAGCCCATTTTTAATTAAGTTATCAATAGCATTCCAAAATAAAGTTTCATTGACATTTAATGTTACTAAATCATCAAGTTCTACTTGATTTTTATATGAAGTATTTGTTAAATATTTTAATAATGATTCTTTTATATCAACCATATCTCTATCTAACACTACAGTATGTTTTACAAGGTTTGTAAATTCATAAACACTTTTATAAACCTTCTGTGTGTGAGCCAACCCATCTTTTATCATTTTAATTGGGGATGTTATCTTTAGGTTGTTCATCTCGTCTACTGAAATTCTTTTTTCTAATGATGATAACCCTCTTGGGATATATGTGTTGATTCCTGAATGCATATCGTGTCTTATGATTCTAGCCGCATACTCCAAGTAAGTGTTTTTCTTATTGATATCTCTTAACTGACTTTCAATTTCAACATCTTGCACTTTAATCGTTTTTCTTTGTGTTAATACAACCAGAGTTAGAACCAAGATAAAAAGTATTATAGACGCCCAAATTAAATACATCTTTAATTTATTTCTCTCAACCTTTAAATCTTTGGTTTCTACTTTTAGTCCTCCATTTTCAAGGTTTAGTCCAATAATTTTTTTCTCCTTACCTAACGTTTTTATTGTCTCGTCTTTGGCATTAATAACATCTTTACTCTCACCATTTTTAAGAAGTTGTTCTTTTTCTTCAATTAATTTTTGTAACTTACCTTCAATTTCATTTGCAAGTTTTTTCATATCTGAAGGAGAAACATTATCATAAGATTTTGGTAAACTACTTAAAAATTCTTTATCCTTAGCCAAACTAGCAGCAACATCCGCA